TTGGAGCAATAGTTCTATGATAATAAATATGTTTATAGGAGCATTTGTAGCTTACAGTCTAGCATCTTTCGTGCCAATAGACACAGTTGGTAGAGATGGTATAGTTGGCTTTATAGGTGTAAGTAGTTATGCAATACTTGGTATTGTAGAAAGTAGATTCGCAAAAATTGTACTTGATAAATTTGTAAAGTAGTAGAATGGAAAATAAAGAAAAATGTAATAAATGTTTTTATGGTTTTACAAAAGAAAATTGTCCTAATCGTAAGCTAGAAAATGAACGACTGATATTAAGCTTACTGCTAATAGTTAGCTTGGCTACTACTATTATGAGTTTTATATAAAGGATTAAAACAATGATGTCAATAGTAACATTAAAAAAAGATGAAAGTTTTAGAGGCATGCCTTACGTTGATACAAAAGGGTTTTTAACTGTTGGTTACGGGACTAAATTGCCGTTAACTGAATATGAGGCTACAATGCTATTAGAATATAGATTTGAAAAAGCAAAACGAGAGTTAGAAGCTGAACTATCGTTTTTAAACATAGATCAAGAAGCTTGGGATATATTGTATCTCATGTCTTATCAGCTAGGAGTGAATGGTGTTTTAAAGTTTAAAAAAATGATAGAAGCTTTAAAAAAACAAGATTATAAAGAAGCAAGTATGGAAATGCGTGATTCATTATGGTATGAACAAACTAAAAATAGAGCTGAAAGAATGGCTCAAATGATGGGAGAAGTATAATGGCAATATCAATACAACAAAGAACTAGGTCTTTAACAAATGATGTTTATTCAGATTGGAGTGATTGGTTTGAAACTACTGAAGCTCCACCATATAACAATAATGATTTAAGTGAGTATAGAGTTAATGATGAAGTTGTGCCTATAAACTTAACGAATGTTACAGCAACTTATATAAAGCTTACTGACCTTGTTAAGGCAGATCTTGATCTACAGTTTAATAGTAAAAGAATAAAAAGTACTGAGTATGCAGATGTTTATTCTAAACTTATGAGTACATGTCTACAATTAGCTGTTGAAGAACCTGTCAAGTACTCTCAAAAGAAATTATTTGAAAGACAAGCTAAAGGTTATGATGATGATCTTGCAACTAAAAATGCTCAAAAAGAATTGTACATAAGACAAACGGAAGGGTTTGATGATGACCTTAGACGTAAAATGTTAGATACACAAATGAATGCTTGGGCTATGATGTTTTCATCTGGTCTATTAGAGGACAAACCTAACATTATAACAAATGATGCTGTTACTGCATTATACAATATTATGCAAGCTAAAGTAGCACCTAGCCTTCCAGCTATATCTACTGAACATGAAGAGCCTGCTGATGATACTGCTGATGATAGCGGTGATGACACTACTGATGATACTGGTGACACTACAGGTGGTACTACAGGAGATACTTCAAATGGTGGTAGTGATAGTGGTAATGGTGGCGACTATGGTGATAGCGGTGATATTCTTGGTGGCGATAGTGGTAATGATAGCTTTGGCGGTGGTGAAAGTGATAATGATGGAGATGCTGGTGATACTAGTGGAGATAATGGCGGCATGGGTGATGGTGACGGTGTTGGTGACGGCACTGGAGCAAATGGTGGAGTTATGGCATAATGTTTTATAAAATGGTTGATAAAGATAAATTTTATTCTACTGTTAATACAATTAAATATAGAACTAATGATATTAGAGAAGCATACGAATTCGGTGCTTCTTCAATAAAAGTGTGCTATGATAAAGCGAAACACAAATTTGCAAGATATTGTATTGTATATGAAGACGATAATAGGCCTATAGTGACCATTATGCTTCAAAGAGATGGTAACATGGTGTTTTTCATTAGTAAAGATGTATCGAGTCCTATAGCTCTTATAAGGCTATTAAATAACCTTGCTAGTGATACAGCTAAAAATTCAGGTGCTATATTTACTAGAACTGCTAACTGGTACAAAGAAGCCCTTAGGCTAAATAAACTTACTGGGTTTAAATTATATCAAAAATATGATGGATATAATTTATATGTTAGGGAGTAATGATGGGTGGTAAAACTAAAACTTACACTGATTTACAAACACAAGCTTTATTTGATGGACAAGATAATTTATTTGGTAAAGAAATAGTTAGATTATTTGCTATAACAAAAAATATAGATCCATATCACATGGGTAAAAGCATGGTTTTAGCATCACAAAAATACTATGCAGCTGAGAAATTTAATGCACTTGGAATAGCATCAGAAATCAAAGGTACAATAAAAAAAATAACTAAAGATGGAGTATTAAACTTTTTATCAAATAAAGTTACATCTCCTGAACTATTTTATTTTACTTCTAAAGACATAAATGATAATGGTATTAATCTTAGGGCATTAAAAATAAAGCAGCAGCTAGAAGAAAATTACAATGTTGATACATCACATAAAAAGATATATTCATATACTTTTTCGAATGAAATTAAATATAATATTGATGATTATAATGCTATTACACAAAATACTGATGGAGTAGATACAGTAACTATAGAAGTTGAAACTAATGCTTATGAAATAGAACCTGGCAATTGGTATGAATTGTACAAAGACACATTATCTAATGGTAATGCTGTATTAAAACCACTTAGCACTGGGACTGTTCAAGGAATAGAAATTGCAGAAGATAATAGAACTGTATATATATGTAATTATTCTTATGATGAATCTGGTACTACTACTCTTGGCAACGGAACATACTTTTTTAAAGATGACATGCAAAGTGAAGCTTATGAATATAATTTTTTAATGCTACCATTAAAAGATGAAGGTGAAATGATATCTGATAAGAAATATGTTAAAGCTGTTTTAAATGATTTAGGGTTAGGTAATGGTGTATTAGATGAATCATTAGCTGCTAATGAAATTAAAAGATCTTTAATATCTCATTCTACTTCATTACATGATGAAGATTATATTGATATAATAAAACAAGTATATGGTTATCCAGGTAACTTTAATGAAGTTACTATGCACACTGATAAATATGATATAAAATATCATACAACAACAAATTTATTGCATAGTTATCAAATAACTATTGATGATAATAGTTTTAATTTGGCTGGTACATTAAGCCAAGAAGATGATAAAAATGTTGTTATGTTGCCATTAGAAGAACTTCGTAAAGAACCTATGCACATTAGATACGAGCATATAAAGAAAACTCTAAGGATATGGGCTAATACTAGTGTAACAGTTAAACTTAAATGGTATCAAACAGGTTTTTTTAAATTTCTTACTATTATAGTTTCTGCCATAATATCAATTACAACTGCAAATCCTACTGCATTGTTATTGGCTGTTGGTGCACCAGTTGTATTAGGTCTTATATCTAATTTATTTGGTCCTGAAGTTGCTGCTGTAGTTGCAATATTATATGTAGCTTTTACATTTGATTTTAGTAAAGCAACACATATAGAAACATTTAGTACTGTTTCAAATATTGTAAATCAAATGAGTCAAGTTTATTTCACTATTGAAAATAAATCTATGACTAAAGAAATCAATCAATTAAATAAAGAAGATGAAGTAGCTCATAAAGCTATATCAGAGATGCGTAAACAAACATTATATATACCATTTGATTCTTACACAAATTATTATGATGGTATGTATTCAATAGGTACAGAAGCTTATAGTACTGTATACGATTCAGCATTTAATTTCGATATAATGTTGAAACCTAAATTAGGAGTAATAGATGGATAATAAAGAATTAATAGATTTAATAGAACATGACATAAATGGTTCTAAGGCATCTCACGATGATCAAATGAATAAAGTCAGTGAATGGATAGGTGCATATAATGGTGATAAAATTGGTAATGAAGATGACAATACTTCTAACATGGTTTGGAAGTTAATAAAGAAACAAGGTGAAAGTTTAATAGCTAACTTATCAAAACCATTTTTAGGAACACATGAAATAGCTGATCTTACGCCTTTAACTGATAAGGATACAATAAAAACTCCTATATATTCTAAAGTTCTTAATCACTTTTGGGCTAAAGAAACTAATTCAAATAAATTGGTTAAAAGCATATCTAGACTTATGGTTAAAGAAGGTACTTGTTTTGTAAGAGCAGGTTGGGAAAAAAGAGTTGATGTTAAAGAACAAATTATTCCTAATGATATACCACCAGCTTTATTACAAAAGTTACAAGATAAAGGTGCAGAAATACAACATACTGGTGATGGTAAAATTAAACTAATTAAAAAAAATATAATTGTTAATAGACCTACTGCTAAACCTTTAAGACTTGAAGATTGTTATTTTGATCCAACAGCTGATTCATTTGAAGAGCTACAATTCTTTTCATTCGATTATGTTACATCAATATCAGAGCTTAGAAAACAACCACACTTATATACTAAAGAAGCAGTTGATAGATTAGAGCGAATGATAAATGAGCAAGATGATCATCAAACTGGTTCACAAGAAGAATCACACATGTTTAATAGATATTCATTTGAATCATCAGATAACTTACGTAAAAAGATAAGATTAAATGAATATTGGGGAGATTTAGATATAGATGGTAATGGTATATTAGAACCAGCTATGGCAGTTACAGCTAAATATGGTGAGCAAAGAGTTCTTATGAGAGCTGAAAAAAATAAGTTACCATTTAAAAAGAAACCATTTGTATGTATCCCATTAATAGAAAAAGAATTTTCTGTTTATGGTGATGCTTTATCTGAACTTATAGAAGATGAGCAAAAATTTTATACTTCAATAGTTAGAGGTATAATAGACAATATGTCTAACTCTAATAATGGTACAAAGTTTATACGTAAAGGTTCATTAGACTCTATAAACTTTCAAAGAATGCAAGATGGTGAACGAGTTGTTGAAGTCAATACTAATGAAAGTATAGCTTCAGTTATAATGGATGGTACATTCAACCAACTTCCAAGTGATGTTTATAATACTTTATCATTGATAGAATCACAAGCTGAAAGTTTAACTGGTGTATCTAAAATGTTACAAGGTATACCTGGTACTGAAATGAAAGCTGCATCTAGTAACTTCTCAGCTATGATGAGTCAATCTCAGATAAGATTACTTGATGTTACTACTTCACTTACTACAGGATTACGTAAGCTATTCTATATGTGGCTTAGTATGTCTATGGAGTATTTAACTGATGAAGAAATACAACATATAACAGGATTATATATACCAGAACTTAAAGTTAAAGAAACTAGAAAAATAGCTGCTGAAATGGGTATAGACGAATTACCTGAAGAAACTAAACAAAAAGCTATGATGTTAATTATTGAAGAAGTAAATGATATGTTTAATATGAAAGATCTTAAGTACGATATAGAAATGAAAGTTGGTACTGATGGTCTTAAAGATATAAAAATATCTCACATGAATATGTTAATGCAACAAGCTGGTAACTTGATACAACTTGGTGTTGTACCTCCAAAGGTAATGGGTATGTTATTTTCAGATATGGCAGATGCTATGGATCGACCAGATATTTCTAGAGAAGTTAAAAACTTTAAACCTCAACCAGATCCTATGCAACAAGAAATGGCTAAAGCTGAACTTGATAAAGTTAAAGCTGAAGGTGCTAAAGATAAAGCCCTTGCATACAATGCAATGGCTAGAACTAAAACTGAAGGTGTTAAAGCTGAAGCAAATGCACAAGCTATACCTGGTAACGTTGAAGGTAAACAAGTTGATAACTTCGCCAAGTTAAGCAAAGTTAAGGCCGAAGATACTAAAGTTAAGGCTGATGCTTATTCTAAAATAAAAGGAGCTGTTAATGGACCAACTAGTAAACCAACAGAAAAAAAGTAATATAGACAAAGGTAAAAAAATGTCTAAGCTTTTGGAAAATGAATTATTCCAAGAGCTGTTTATGGATGACTATATAAAACAAGGTTTATATGAAGTATCTTTAAATTTTAGCCTTGATAATGCAGATACAATAGATAGATTAAAAGCTAGACAATCGTTGCATAAGTACATATTTCAGGTATTAACTGATAGTGATATTTCTAGTTTGTAGTATTTTATGCTATAATATGAAAGTGCATTAAATTTTAGGAGAGTAAAATGAGCGATGAAGAAACATTGACCACTGAGGGCAATGACCCACAAGTTAATAATGAGGTGCAAGAATCTAATGAGACTGTTGTTGAAGATCAAGTTGCAGATAATGTGACCACTGATAATGATGCTACAGATGCTTATAATGATGCTTGGGACAAGATAGATGTAACAAATGATAAAGTATTTGAATCTTTCAATACCAATGAAGAAACTATTCAAGCTCCTGCAGAACCTGAAATAGATCCTTTAAGTACTACACAAGATACAAATAACAATATCGGTGCATTTATGGTTGACAAACCAGTATTGACATATAAAGGCAAAGACATTCCAATTGATTCTCAAGAAGAATTAATTGCTTTAGCACAAAAAGGTTTTCGTATGGAAACTGAAGCTGCCGCTATGAAACCAAAGAAAAAAGCTTTGTCTATTATAGATGGTATACCATTAGAAGTATTGCAGGCTGTGTCTGACATACATAATGGTAATAAAGATGCAATATCATATATAAAAAATCAATATGATATTAAGGATGAAGTTAATGACAATGTATGGGGTGAAACTAAATCTGATGAGCCCGAGAATAATTATTCACCAGCAATAGAAGCAGATGACCCTGTCAAAAACTTTTGGGATGAATTTGTCACTAATAATAAACAAGAATCGGCAAAGGTAAGTGATATATACTCTAGCTTAGACGAAAGCTTTAAAGCTGAAGTTTATCAAGATAATATATTTCAAGCTTTTGTAGGTGCAGTTGGTTCAGGTGAATTTGAGCAAGTATACCCGTTAGCTATTAAAGAAAAAACTTTAAACCCAGCTATGACTTGGCTACAAGCTTATTCTGTAGGTGCACAAAAAATATCAGCACCTGAAACTAAACAAAAAGAACCACCTGCAAGTGCGATGCCTCCAGCTAACACTGCTACTAACAGAAATGTTGGTGGTGGCAATGATGCTGATAGGGTATGGAATGATGATGCTTATTTCAAAGAAATTGAAGCAAAATTATTCGGATAATTTATAAGGATAAAAAATGAATTTTGGATCAAATTTAGGAGATGGCCTTGGCGCAGAAATGCAAGCCTACCTCGACAAAACATTATTGACTAATATTAGTGAGACTACTATCTTCGATAGACTTGCTACTATGCAAAGAGCTTTACCTTTGAAGAGCTCAAAAGAGATTAGATTTGATAAGTGGATCAGAATGGCTGATCTATATTTAACATCAAATGTTAACCAAACTATTACTGGTAATGATGCTAGTACTGGTACTGAAAGTTCACAACTTGTACCAGCTTCAGAATATACTAACTTTGTACTTGCAGAAGGTTCATCTGGAACTTCTAAAGCTACTATGAAGCTAATCAAACAAGAAGCTACAGTATTTGCTATTGGTGACTGGATGCCTCATACTGAAGAAATGGAAATGTTCCATAACAGATGGACAGTTGCAGAAACTTCAAAG